GACGACGGACGATTTGCCGACGTGCTCGAAGATGTATCAGGCCATTACAAGCCGAATGAGTGGGCTGACATAGTCGTCCACTTGTACAAGAAGTGGAAAGCAGATAGAGTATTAGGGGAAATCAATAATGGTGGTGACTTAGTGGAACATACGTTGAGGCAAGCCAAGGGTGGCCTCGCCATTAAGTTTACCAAGCTCCATAGTTCACGAGGGAAGAGACTTCGTGCTGAACCTGTTGGTGCGCTCTATGAGCAGCATCGCATTCATCATTGTGGGATCTTCGAGCAACTAGAAGAGCAAATGGTGACCTTCAACCCTGAGGATCTGGCGACGAAAGGTGAATCGCCCGACAGAGTCGATGCGCTCGTGTTCGCGTTGACGTGGTTGATTGTCGAGAGGAAGCAAGTGCGAGTGAGGTTCATCCATGCGTAAGAATCAAGAGCTAACATTTTGGCAACGTGCTGTCGGACACGCGGTGTCGGCAGTCTCGAAGTCGATTCCTGTCATCAGTCGCTATTCAGAGATGGAATGGTTCTTCCGTGGGACAACGCGCACGCTTACCCAAGTTCTAAGTAGAAATACTGTGCAAGATCCGTATGCCTCGCATGCGTGGGTACGTGGGGCCATCGAGTCAGTTGCCCTCAACATTTCACAAACACCCATTCTCTGGAAGAACAGCCGCGACAAGATCGCCAGCGAAGCCGATGCCAAGCCGTGGGTCAAGCTGTTCGACAAACCCAACGACATGATGGGCGCTCAGCAACTCTTCGAGGCGACCATCGTTTATCTGCTGCACTTCGGAGAGTGTATCTGGATTCTCGACCGTGACACCCCTACGGCTATGCCGCGAGAGATTCAACCGTTCAACGGCAAGATCTTCGACCTGATTAAGAACAAAGCGGGAAAGGTTGTCGCGTATCAGACCGAGACGGTCAACGAGATTACCGGTGTACGTGAACTCTTGCAGTTCCGTCCCTACGAAGTGTGCTTCTTCAAGCTCTTCAATCCATATGATCGAGAGCGTGGGTTGGCTCCGTTAGAGGCCGCGCAGCTTGGCATTGACCAGGATACGCTGGCGTCGAACTACAACAAAGCCTTTTTCAACAACTCTGCACTCCCCGGGGGTGTGATCGAGGTCGAAGAGGATCTGAACGATGAGCAATTCAACAGACTCAAGAATCAATTCTTGGAGCACCACCAGGGAGTTTCTAAAGCTCATATGCTTGCTGTCCTCGAAGGGGGCGCGAAGTACAAGCAGCTTGTCCCAAGTCAGAAGGATATGGAGTTTCTCAACCAAAAGAAGTGGAACCGTGATGAGATCCTCGCGTGTTTCAAAGTTCCGAAGTTAGAACTGGGAATTTGGGACGATGTGAACTTCGCAGTCGCGAAAGTCCAAGCACGAGAGTTCTGGGTCAAGACACTGATCCCGAAGATGAAGCTCATGGAATGGGTGATGTACACGCAGTTGTTCAGTGTGACCAGCACCGGCAACGTGTACGGAGAGTTTGATACGTCCGATGTTGAAGCTCTTCAGGGAGACCTGAAAGAGAAAGTCGATATGGCGTTCATTCTGTTTCAGATGGGCTATCCCGCGAACGTGCTGAACGAGCGGTTCAAGTTCAATCTGCCACAGATCCCCAACGGGAAAGCCTCGTACATCGTGTCCACTGTCAATCAAGTGGATGAGACCGGCGCAATCAAGATTGCGGTCGATCCCAATCAAGAAGCGAAACTTAAAGCGGACACCGAGAACCGTGATAAGGATCGCGCAGCCAACGCAGAGCAGTCGGATAAAGACCGAGCCGCTGCCGCAGCAAAGCCGAAACCAAAAGGAGAGTAATCATGGAGAACAAAAAGATTCGTAAATTACTAGCGAGCGAAATCATCAAGACCGATACGCTTGCGGACAAGCGGCAGATTCGCGTGATTGCGGCCTCCGGTCGTGCTGATCGTGTGGGCGACATTGTGAAAGTTGCAGGCATCGATCTCACGAACTACAGAAAAAACTCTGTGGTGTTGTACGGACACGATCATTACGGCTTGCCTGTTGCCAAAGCGGTCGAAATGTATGTCAACGAAAAAGGGCACCTCGAAATGGTGTTCGAATTTGCGGACGCAGAAACGTATGCGTTTGCTGATACGGTCTACCGGCTTATCAAGGGAGGCTTCCTTAAAGGCGTCTCCATCGGAGCCCGGGTGTTGGAGGCAGAATACATCAGAGACGAGGACAATCGGATCATCGGGCGCATGTACAAGAAGCTGGAATTATTGGAGGTTTCGGTCGTTGCCATCCCTGCGGACAGTAAGGCTCTGATTACCGCCGTGAAGAGCGGCACGGTGACAGAAGCCGAGTTCGAAGAATATATGTCAAAAAGTTTTGAGGCGTCACTTGACATGCCTACGGGAAATCAAGTAGAAGTAAATACTGTAGGTAGTTCTACCGAGGAGGATGAGACCGCAATGAAAACCGAAATCGCTGAACTGACAAAGAGAATCGAGACACTAGAGACGCTGCTCAAGGCACAGTCCGAAGGGTCTGCGAAATCTTTAGAGGGGATTCAAGCGATGTTTACTTCGTTGCAGACTCAGATGACTTCTAAGTCAGTGCCCAATGTGGCAGAGGTCGCGGCGGCTGCGGGTCAGATCCCTGGTCAGGCTGGTGAGATCGCGAAGCAAGTGTTCTCGATGTTGGAAGCAATGACGAAGAAAGTCTCGAAGTAAAAAATTTTACCTCGGGTCTACGTAGTTTTCAGTAAATAATTGTCCGGTCATGATGACCGGCGCAAGCAGGAGGATACGACAATGGATGAACTGTTGAAGAAAGTGGAAGAGTTGGGCGCGAAGCTTGAAAAGGCTGTCGCGGCTGGTGAGTCGGTCGCTGAACTGAAAGCTGAAATCAAGAAGCTTCAGGAAGAGGCCGTTGCCATGAAAGTGGAAATGGGCGATCTCAAGAAAGCGGCTCCTGGTAAGGGCAACCTGCCTGGTGTTGAGCTTGAGAAGAACAAGTTCTCGTTGCTTCGGGCGATCAACGCCATTGCGACCAAGAACTGGAAGCATGCTGGCTTCGAGCGCGAAGTGTTCGAGAACACCAGCAAAGACGCCACGATGAACAAGACGATGAGCACCGAGACCGATCAGGCCGGTGGGTTTATCGTTCCTGCTCAGGCGCTCGGTGACTTCCTTGAGTTGCTCCGTGCAAATCTGATCGTGAAAGCCCTCGGTGCTCAGGTCATCGATGGCCTCTATGGTTCACCGGTTGAGTTCCCCGGTCAGGCCGGTGGAGCGACGGTGGCTTGGTTGGGCGAAGACAATCCAGATGGTTTGTCCGCTTCTGACCTGTCCTTGAACGGACGCAGCATGAATCCGCATATGTGCGGTGCGTTGGTGAAGATGAGCAATCGTCTTCTCCGCATGAGCAATCCTTCGGTCGAGAACTTGGTCCGTCAGGATCTTTCGTTCGCGATGGCAGAAGCGATTGACAAAGCCGCGATCATGGGTACCGGTGCCGTTGCTGAGCCGCTGGGCATCAAGAATGTCCCTGGCGTCCTCACGTACGACATGACCTCGATCACGAAGAAAGTGGAGATCTGGAATGCGTTGTATGAACTGGAATGCAAGCTCGCGGAAGCAAATTCGCTTCGTGGCAAGCTTGGGTTCGCGTTCCATCCTCGCGTGAAGAAATACTTGAGCCAAGCTCGTGTTGGTTCAGGACAAGCGGCTGAAGATGGTTACGGTTCGTTCGTTGCGGATCCGATTGCTCAGCATCATCTGGCGAGCTACCTCGGCTATCCGTATCAGTCAAGCACCAACCTTCCGATTGTTACATCCACGACTCCTGACGAGTCTGATGTGCTCTTCGGAAACTGGGCCGAGTGTTTGATCGGTATGTGGCAGGGTATGACCATCATGGCTTCGCAGGAAGCTGACCAGGCGTTCGTGAAGAACCAAACCTGGGTTCGCATCGTGCAGGAAGCTGACATCCTGGTTCGCCATCCTGAGTCGTTCTGCATTGGGCAGCACCTCTCGATGGAACTCACAGCATAATGCTGTGGGGTGACAAAGTTGGGGTTGGACGGAAGTAATCAACCTTAACGCTTTTGATTGGAGGTTCACATGATCGGTTTGGAATCGAAACTAGTAGCAAAATATGGCGCGTCTGGAAGCGCGATTGGTACGGTCAACGGGCCGTCCATCGACACTAAGGGCTTCTACGCAGCGTTGGTGGTTCTGAGTGCCGGTGCGTTCACAGCAACGGGAACGTTGGCGGTGAAAGTGCAGCATTCGAGCGACAACAACGTTGGTGATGCGTGGGCAGACTTGGCCGGTGCAGCGTTCACGACTCTGACTGACGCCACTGACGAGAACGTCGTGGTTGGTCGGCTGAAGCTGGATGGTAATACCTGCGAGCGATACATCCGTATCGTTGGTGTGGTTGCCACGGCTGCGGCTCCTTACGGAGTGTCGGTTGTTCTGAAGGGCAAGCAATACTTGCCGCAGACCGATGAGGCCGCTGAGTTCACGGTGTAAGCGATACCTGTCGAGAGTTAGTGTTCGGGATAAGAGGGCTGGGGTTCCCAAAGAGCCCTAGCCTTTCTTTTTAGGAAACGGATTGCATAGTGGCAAATGCTGTTTACAACAAAGGCTTGGAAGAGCTTGCGAAGGCACTGTCCGATCTCGACGGATCAGACCTGAGAGTGCTGCTCGTTAAGAGCACATACACGTTTAGCAAGGACCACCTGTTTGTTGACGATGGATCGGCTGACGATCCAGCTTCGCACGAGGTCACGGTTGCTGGTTACACGAGACAGACACTCGCGAACAAAGTCGTAACACGAGACGA